ATGTGATAGAGGGAATATCATGTTTGGACTATTTGGTGATGTATACCAAATTCAAAATATTCAATAAACCAGAGGATAATAAATTAGATACTGTCGGTGAACATGAGATTGGTATCAATAAAGTCGATTATGATGGAACCCTTTGGGATCTCTCTGTTAAAGATTGGGAAACGTATGTGGACTACAACCTTCGGGATGTCGAGCTTCTTGTTTTGCTGGATGAGAAATTGCAATATATCAACCTCATTCGGTTCCTATCCCATGCTGGATTGTGTGGTCTCTCACAGGCAATTGATACGGTTCCAGTAATCAATGGTGCTGTAGCGATTAAAGCTAGGCAGCACAACAAATACATATCGACATTTTTTAGACCAGCGAGAATAGGGAAGAATCCGGGAGGTGCAGTCCAAGATCCAAAGGTTGGACACGTTAGAAATGTTGTATCTTTTGATGCGAATTCGCTGTATCCGAGTATTATGATTTCTTTGAACATTTCACCCGAAACAAAACTTGGAAAGGTTGAGAGGAATGGGGACGATGTTAATATCCAACACGTATCCGGTAGAACATTTACCCTGACGAAGGAAGCGTTTGTGAAATACATGAAGGAAGAAAAGGCATCTTTGTCCAAATCAGGACATTTATTCACCCAGAAAGAAAAAGGACTCATGCCGGAATTCTTGGATAATCTTTATACCAAGAGAAAGGATATGAAAAACCTTGGTAAGGAAAAAGAGGCTTTTTTGAATCAAAATAAATCAATCCTTTCTCAGGAAGAGATTAAAAAATTGGAGGTGGATATTCAAAAATGCGATACATTCCAAAACGCATATAAGATTTGTCTAAACTCCATGTATGGATATATGGGTAATTTATACGCTCCGTTGGGTGATGATGACATTGCGGCATCCATTACACTAACAGGACAAGCTATTAATGGTAAGAATAGGGACTTGTTTGTGGAATACATGCAAAATACATATGGAATATCAGACCAAGAGGCTGAAGCGTGTTGTATTGGAGCAGATACTGACTCTGGATATTTCTCTTTGTATATTTTAGAGGAAAAGCATGGCTTGAATCTTCTCGAAGACGGCATGGTTTCCGATAGGTTCTATGAAGAATGTGATAAAATCTCAGAGTATATAAATACACATATTTCTGAATGGGTTATTAAGAATTTTAGATCATTGGATTCTAGAATTGTTTATAAGAGGGAGTCGGTTTGTGATGCGGGAATTTTCTTAGTTAAAAAGCAATACGTTTTACATGTTCTTGATGATGAAGGTCTGAAAGTCAAGAAATTCAAATACAAGGGCGTTGCTGTTGTTACGGGCAAAATGCCCAAAGTGGTGAAGCCATACATAAAAACAGTCATCGAATGTTTAATTTTAGAAAAGGATCGTGATAAATGTAATGGGTATTTCAACGATGCTTATGAAAAATTCAAAGAATTGCCCCACCATAATATATGTCATATTAGTGGTATGAATAATTTTGAGGAGTATTCGAAGAAGTGTGATGGATTAAAGATGGCTAATAAGATGCCTGTAGCCCTAAAGGCAGCATATAGACACAATTATATGATCAGGGAATTAAAATTGGACGGGAAATATCCCAAATTTAAAACGGGTGACAAGGTCAGGTATGTCAATTTAAAAACACCTAATAGATACGGACTGGAAACAATTGCCTTTCATGACAAATACCCGAAGGAGTTTGAAGAAATTTTTCAGGTTGACTACGAGAAACAATTTGATAAAATAGTATTCGCATCAGTTAAGTCCTTTTACAATGCAGTAAATTGGACATTGCGAAAACCAAACGAAAACGTAAGAATCGAATTGGAGGATTTTTTATCATGACACTTAATGAGGCATATATAAAGGGATTGGACGATAGTGAGGCTATCACAATTAAAATATTGACACAGTTGATCTACAATCAACCATTGGATTCTTATAATAATCCAAAATTGGAAACATTGAAAAATGCTCTGAGAATACAGTTGGACTATGTGAATGGCTTGGCGAATAATAAGAGAAGTAATATAGCCAAATACGCAAGAAAAGAATTGGAAAGAGGTCAGGCATTACTTGACTCTGAATAAAAAAATGCTAAACTATAAAAGTATGAGTGAAAAACACGTAGCTATAATCGACCATGTGGGTCGCAATATCATTGGAAAATTGGTCGAGGAAACCGATTCAACTGTAACGATTCAAAATCCGGTGATCCTCCATGTCCAACCTCAACCAACAGGACAATTGGAGGTTCAAACATTCCCATTATTCTTTTTTGAATTTACAGATAAGTCTCAAAGAGAAAAAAATGCTTGGACATATAATAAGTCTAGCATTGTAACAAGTAATGTAGTTCTGGACGAACGAATTCTCTCACAATATGAGAAGATTAATACTCCTCCAGAGGAACCAAAACAAACAAACCCGAAGATTATTAGTATCGAAGATCTATAATTATGGATAGGGATATTCAAAAGGCACTCGATTCTCTTAACGAGATCGACATCAGTGCAAAATATTTAGATCAGTCTTTTTTGGGTGATGACGATTGGATCGACACCGGGAGTCTAATGCTTAATGCATTGATTTCTGGATCGACTAAGAAGGGAATTCCTAAAGGAAGAATCACCCAATTTGTAGGACCATCGCAAACATTCAAAAGTGGATTCCTTCTACAAATCCTAGCGAACGCTCAAAAACAAGGAATGGGCGTTGTTTTATTTGATACCGAAGGTGGAATCGATGCTGTAAGTGCTAAAAGATTCGGTCTTGATGTGTCGAAGGTAAAATATTCCAATCCAAAATCCATCGAGCAATGTCGAAATGGTGTTATGAAAATTCTGGATTATGTTGAACAAAATAATCTACATGGAAAAATTATCATCGCTATCGACTCAGTTGCGAATATGCTTTCAGCAATGGAAAAGTCTAGAATGGAGAAGGATAGCGAATCTGCGGATATGGGAACTTTTGCGAAGTCTGTGAAAAGTCTTCTAAAAACCTGCAACATTTACGCAACCATCACCAAATGTCCGATTATCATGACAAATCATATTTATGATAACCCGGCACAGATGTTCCCGTCTATTGAGAAGGACATTGCTGGAGGAAAGGCTGCGGTTTATCTTCCAACAACAACAGTTCAACTTGCTAGAAAATTGGTCGCTGATGATGGTGGTAAAACATTGGATTCCAAGCTTGCTGCTGGTCAGAAAAAGTATTCTGGGGTAGTTATCAGAGCATTGACCGTAAAAAATCGTCTTATCAAGCAATATCTAGAGGGTGAGATGTATCTCTCATTCTCCACTGGATTGAATAGATATTATGGATTGATAGAGTTGATGAAAGGTCTTGGAGTTGTTGAAAACAAAGGTTCTATTTATTACGATTGGGAGGGAAATAAATTAGGATTCGCCAAAGCTTGGTCCAAAGATAAAGAACTTTGGGAAAACAAACTTATTCCCGAATTTGAAAATAAAATTCAAACAGAATGGACATACGGAGTGGATTATGTTGAGGAAATCCCGACAGAATATGAGGATGAAGATGAGGAATTTGTTGAAGCTGTTAAGACGGAAAGCGTAAAGGCTTTATTGGAAGTTGTCAACGAAGCATCTCAATCATCAGATCCTTTAGACGAACTCAAAAAGCTCAAGAAAAAGATCAGTGATAAGTTGGATGAGGATGATTAATCATTAAACATCAACCACTGCCCGTAATTCGGGAATTTTTTAAAACCTCTATCCTTAAATTGGGTAGGGGTTTTATTGAATTTTGAATCTTTCTCAACTTGTTCTGAGAAATATGACATAACAGATTCCTGCATAGGTTGCCATTCTGAGGCTTTTTGATAAGCCATTTCCAATTCGGCGTTCATACGACCAATACTTTGCTTCAATTCCTTAGCATATTGTGGATCAGCAGATGACAATGCTTCTTCCGCATGTTGTATTTTCACTTGTAAATCATCTATCTTTTTCTGCCAAGGATTCTTTTGTTGTTTTGGCTCAGCAACCTTCTGTTGACCGATACTATCCTCCATTTTTTTCAAACGAAGTTCCTCTTTAGTAGTATCCTCTCCAGCCTCTTGCATTTTCAGAATAACTGCGCGTTGTCTAGCGATAGCGGCACCTAATCCCGATTGTTGAGATTGATTGATATTTTCTCCAGCGGAAAATGCGCGAAGCTTTTCCTTAGCATCCATTAGATTGTTTGAACGTCTGAAATCCAAACGCTCCATATTGAAATCTTCTAAAGATTTTCTGAAATCATACCAAGCTTTAAACAAGTCAGCACCATCACCTTGAAAAATCTTATTGAGAACTCTTACATCAAATCCGATGTAAGGTTGTTCGTCGGTTTCTGTATAATCCTCTGGGGATTCAATTTCATATAATTCTTTAAATTCCCTACCTAGCGCCATGAACAAGGCGGATGCGGATTTATTTCCTGCATCAGCCATTTGATCAGATAAAGAAACCATTTTTTCCATGAATTTTTCTGGAGATGGTTTGTTTTTTAGATTTGCAAAAGAATTAACGATATCACTCAGAGATTTTTCAAAATTCTCTCTTTTCCATAATACCAATGCCTGAGAGAGTTTATCGACTTGACCAGAATTATCTACAATTTCATCCAATTCTATTTCTCCAGAGTCATAGAGATTTTTATATTCTAAAATACCTTCTCTAAGTGTTTCTGCGGCTGTTTCAATCCATCCCTGAACATCTTCATACGGATTTTGAAGATTGACCTCTGTGGATTCGACTTGACTTTCTCCATTTTTAGCCTTTTTTAACTTTCTACTTTCATTTGCGGCCTGACGCAATCTCGGCTCTAGATAGGAAAATAGTTTTGTATATTGGAGATATGACATGGGATATGTCTTATCACTTGTCAATTCTTTCATCCTTCTGTTGACTCCAATTCTCAAATTGGATGACAATCTGTTAACTTCTTCAGAATCATCCGAAGAAATGTATTCCAACATTTTTGAATCTGAGGGTCCATCACCATCATTCCCCTGAGCGTCTTCTGTTTCTGGAGTATTCTCCTCAAATATAGAATTCCAGAATGTGACGAGTTGACTTGGATTTATAGAACCATCATTTAAAAGCTTATCCATAATACTCGCCCAGTTAGCGAAACGAGTATTGCTGTTTGTGGCGATGGATTTATAATAATCCATAACTTCGTCTGGTAATTGACGGAGAAATGCCTCTGTGAAATTGTAAAGACGGTTACGTATTTGACTTGTTTGATTGGGATTTACATCTCCACTAGCTTTAATCTGATTGTATAAATTGATATAAGCCTGTTTCACGTCAGGAAAGTTTCCAAATATTGTAACAGGGCGAGCCATTTCAGTTAAGATGTCGGCACGCTCAATAAAATAGTCAAAATTCATATGTATATTTAGCTGTTTTGGGTCCAAATGACTTCCGTGGATCTTTTTCGACCTTTACCGACACCTTTAAGTTCACATAAGTCGCGAAATGGCAACCAATCCGCCCCTTTACTTTCACAAACAATCGTTTGACCGGGTCTGGTTTTGCACCATTCTCCCAATTTTTGGTAATCAATAAATTTATTAGATTTTCTATACCATTTCCCTTCTTTAATGTAAGGTGGATCAATAAACCAAGTTGCAGGTTCAGTATGTCTTTCAGAATTTTCCCAAGATTCATGATAAACCTTCCAATGTCCAATCTTAGAAACTGTCTTGGCTAGTCTTTCTCTACAACCAGTTCCCCAAAAATTAAGAGTCAAATCTGGCCAAACTCTTTTTTCAGTCGCCCATTTTGATAATCTCTTATTAGGGTTTTGTTTAGCAGATGCTAACCAGTAACCAATAGCCCACTTCGCTTCCTGACAAATATTATAGTCATCCACACTTTCTCCCGGAGCAATAAGAGGTAAATTCATGATGTCCTCTGGCTCAGATTTTATAAGAAAATCCAAAACACCAGCAATAATCTCATCCTTTTCATAAAGAATCACATTTTTTTCTGGATATAAACACGCATACCCAGCCGCTCCCGCGAAAGGCTCGATAATTGTGTCATAGATTGGTTTGGGATATAAATTCGCTATCCTAGCCTTTGATCCAAAATATCCAAAGAGAACGGTATCTGCTGTCATTGATGATATTTAGAACCTTGACTCAGGAAGTCACCCATGATAGGATCGATCCATGGAGATTAAAAAGGCTAGGGCATTCATACCAACTCAAAGAAAATGTTGGGGTGATACCACGATACTGGATTCTATACCACCCCATATTAATATTCATATGGCTAATGAGAATAAAGAACCTCTTTCGAAAATTTACAATCAAGCCATCGACAAAGCATTGAAGGATGATATAAATTGTTTAATTTTGGTTCACGATGATGTAATTCTAGAAGAAGATCCCATTCCCAAACTAGAGAAATTATTCGATGAATATGATGTCGTTGGAGTGGCTGGAGCATCAAAAATAGAATTAAAATCACCAGCATTGTGGCATTTGATGGGTGGAGGATTCGGTGGTGGCCATTTACATGGATGTGTCCAACATCTTATTCAAAAAAACGGTATAGATGGTGTTGGTGGGTATTATAAAAAGCCAGTCCCCACCAACTTCGGACCCTATCCACATCGAGTAGTGATGATTGATGGTGTTTTCATGGCTCTAAATAGAAAAGCTATGGAGACGATGAGATTTGATGAGGATAATCCATCACCCTTTCATTTTTATGACCTAAGTTATTCACTTTCTTGCCATTTAGCTGGATTGAAGGTTGGTGTGGGTGATATTTTAATTACTCATGAATCTCCGGGATTGAGAGAATTTACAGAAGACTGGAAAAACGGAGAAAATTATTTTCTTAATAAATATGCAGGACAAAATAAATGAATGGGAGTGGGAACACGAATTTCAAATTCTCGAAGAGGAGGTTCCATTACAAATGGCTGATTATATATTCAAATATATAATCGGTTATGGTAGTATGTTGATTGAAAAACGAGAAATTGAAAGAACCGATCATCCTTTGAGATTCAAAGCCAGATATATATTTAAATGACCATTGATTTAGACGAATATGAAACAATTATCGCATACAAAGCGATAACCGATGCAACATATCTTAATACCATAGCAGATTATGTAAAACCAGAATATTTTGAAAACCTAAACATAGCAGAATATTTCAAAATCGTAAATGACTTTTATGAAAAGAGAAAAAAGCTTCCAACTTTCACAGAGGTTAAGACATATCTAACGAATGATATTCTTAAAAATAACTTCAGAAAACTTTTAGAGTCCTTTAAAAAATTAGATAAGGACTTTGACGAAGCTGAATTATATGATAATACTGAGAAGTTCTTAAAAGAGAGAGCCACTTGGGTTCAAATGTTGGATATTGCTGAGAATGCGGAGGATAAAGTAAAAAATCCACAAAAAGTTCTGGAAGCATTTGATGATATTTGCAAGATAAACCTCGTCACAAATAACGGGATTGAATTATTTCGTGATAAGGATAAGGTTATTGACGACATCCTCAATGTTGAGTCTTATATATCCTCTGGTTGGGAATGGTTTGACAATGCTACAGGTGGAGGATTTTTGCAGAATGGTAAAGCTCTATATTTGTTTGGGGGTCCAGCTAACATCGGTAAGAGCATTTTTCTTGGCAACATAGCTGTAAACATTGCCAAACAAGGCAAGAGCGTCCTTGTCATCTCTCTGGAGATGTCTGAGATGGTATATGCGAAGAGAATGTCTTCGAATATTACTAAAATCCCAATGAAGGATTTTAAATTCAATACTCATCCTCTGAGAAATCTTTTGGTTGAGGAAGAAGAGAGAAATCCAGAGGGAAAAATATACATTAAGGAGTTCCCACCATCCACCATGTCTCCAAAGCAGATAGAGGCATTCATCAAGAAGATGATAAACTCGGGGATTAAGTTGGATGCGATCATCATCGACTACATCGGATTGTTGACTACAAGCTTTGGGACAAATTCCTATGAGAGAGGTAAACATATCTGTGAAAAGGTGAGAGCTATGTCATATCCTGAGATATTCGGATGTCCGATAATATCGGCTTTCCAATTGAATCGATCAGGATATGGTAAAGAAAATCCCGGAATGGAAACAGTATCGGAAAGTATAGGTGTCATGCAAACAGGGGACGTGGGTGTATCAATTTTCCAAAGCGAAGAAGACAAGGAATTGGGTATTATTAAAATTGGTATGATGCGAAATAGATACGGACCAATGGGCATGACACAGGCTATGTGTATAGATTATGAAACACTGAGTATCGTTCAGAGCGGAGAATCGGAGGAATTGATGGAGGATGAGGATTTAGGAATTTTGGAAAGATTATCAAAACAATGAAATGGCTATTACAAAAAAACATATGGAACGAATATGGATATTTTAGATTCATGAATTCCATCCGAGATGCTGGTGTTGATTTTGAAGAGGTTCATTTGATTCCATTTACTGAGAATTTTGAAAAGGAAATTGATTTTACACCAACCCAAATATTCGGGTCTGGTAGATTTGTAAATGTATGTAGGAATTTAGGATTCAATACTTATAAATCCTTTAAGCCAATTGAGGTGTATTATCCCGAAGATTTTTGGATAAACGGTAAAGGTCAAGATATTAGATGGGGAGACTTGCCTAATTACGATTTTTCTAATCCTAAGTTTATTAAACCTTACACCGAAAAATTCTTCACTGGACGAATGATTGAATCGGTCGGTGATTTGGATAAAGTTCAACTAGCCACATCCTTCATAACAAACGATGAAGATGAATTGGTTAGGATTTCTGATGCTGTAAACATAAAGCAAGAGGCGAGATTTTATGTTATTGGAGGAGAAGTTACCACAGGTTCATATTACAGAAAGAATGGGGAGGTTTATCACTATCGGGTTGAACCACATGAAGAAGTTTTTCAAGAATGCGTGAGAATGGTTAAAACATTTGGCTCAATTGATGATGCGTTTGTATTGGACTTGGGGTTAGTTGGTGATTGGTGGAAAATTGTAGAGCTTAACAACGTAAATTCTTCTGGAATCTATGAGTGTGATACTGATGCAATTGTAAGAGCTTTTAAACATTTAGATTGACATATATGGACAACATTGTAAATATCTCCGTGAGGAGTCGTATATTTATTTGGAGCAATTCAGACCTTGATGGTGCCTGTTCAGTAATCTTACTTGGACAAGTATTCAACGAATTCGAATATCAATCTTGTTTCTTCGGTTCTTTTGAAGAACAATATACAAAATGGGCCAAGACCAATCTGGAACAATATGATAAAGTATTCGTTGTCGGAATGGTAATTGATCAAAAATTGTTGAACAAGATCGATGATCCTCGATTGGTAGTTATTTCGGATCGTGGAGATAAACTTGTAACATATGACTCGATGTTGATTTCCGAAGAATGCTCATCTTGCTCCAAATTAATTTATAAAAAGTTTAAGAAAATCAAAGAATTCCCGGTGGATGTTAAAAAATTGGTGGTTTATGTCGATGATTATAATGAATATATTTTAAAATATGAGGAATCAAAATATTTAAACGCTATTTATAGGAGATTCGGTTATAGGAATTTTTATAAGTTTGTGGATAGATTTTTTGACGGTTTTGATGGGTTTACTGATAATGAAATTAATATAGCCGAAGGATTTTTTAAAGAGATTCAGGATGAGGTTTCTACAATCGATTTATATTCCGGTGAATTCAAGGGCTGGAAGGTGTTGGCGACGTTTTCCAAGCTTCCGGTCAATGAGATATCAAAGGAGTTGATTGACAATCACAAGGCGGATGTTATCATCGTGGTCAATCCCGACACGAAGTTCGTCTCTTTTCGAAAACCCACAGGTTCTCCCGCTGATATTGTTTATATGGCAGAAAATTTGTGTGATGGTGGTGGAGGAGAATATGCATCGGGTGGTCAAATGACGGAGAAATTTTTGGGATTTACTGCAAACCTCATAATAAAATAAATGAAACTTTACGAGATAGAACATATAAACAATCCATATAATGAAAATGCTATAATGGGGATGGAATTACTATTCACTCACAGCATTTGCTCAACTAGCGGAAAAAAATGGCCCGCCGAAAAACAACCTAAAGATTGGGACCATGTTAAGAGATTGACACACATGTTGTTCCTAGCATGGAATGACAAGAATCCAATCGAAGGTGTCGTTTATCTCGGGGAATTGGTTTCACCGAAAAAAGAAGATCCTGATCAAGATTTTTATGATTTTTTTGAGGCATTCAATGGATTTGGGATTAATCGAGAACAAAAGCGAATACACAATTATTTTACGGATTTTGAGGATGGTTTTGTGACAGTTAATAGACGTGGGGGAAAAACTCTTTATTTAGCGACATTGGCTGTGTGGTTGGGTATTAAAGGATATACCGTTTATTACGCCACACATAATAATGATATGGTGAAGTATTTCAATTCATATACATCAAAAGCACCTCCCGAATGGAGACCGAAAAGTTTCCCCACCTCCAATACAGATAAATTGCGTGGACTTAAAATAGATTACATATTATGCGACGAAAGTGCTATTTTCGAACCCAAAACATGGGAAGCGATAGAGAAATACAGATCCATCGTTCCAGAATGTAAACAATTCGGAGCAACCAGTAGATTATGACAGACCCATCATCAAATTTAATAGAAGAAGAATCCAACCATATTTTCTTATGTTTCTGTACATTCGTAATGAATCTCAAGGGTAAGAAATTATCGGTTCAAAATGTATTTGTTCAAACTCTTCAAGATGAGAAATTGAAAAACGTTATGAAAACCATGATGTCTTTGGATTCCGATTACGAGTTGGTCAAGATTTTTCTGGATTTTGACCCAAGTGTGGCCAAGAGCAAGTATGTTACTAAGTGGATTAATAATCAAAATAAAAAGAAATGATTCAAAAATTTGATTTGATATCTGGATCGGTTGATGAGATTAAAGAATATATTGAAGGATTAGATACATTTTATTCGTGGCAACTCGGTAAAGATTTTTATTCTCAAGTCGAAAGATTGTTATCTAGGGATTGTTTGTTTAAACATATTGGACCAGTGACTTATCAAGAAAGAAAATCAGATGGATATGTTACAATACACGCTGCATTTATAGGCATAAACAATAGATAATTTATTATATGAATCGATTTGAGAGTTTACTAAAAAAATATCCAAATATAAATCAAGAATATTTTTTTGCAGCTATTCCACCTTGGGAAATAGAAGAAAAGGAAGCAATTAAGTTATATGTGGAGTATGTTAAGTCTCTGATATTGGATGATCCCGACAAAGATGAATCTATTGAGCGATTGAAATCTGGATTGAAATATGTTTTCAAATTCTGTAAAGAAAGGGGATTGACATTCTCGGATTATCTGACATACTCAGAACATTCCCAACCATGTTGGGTAACACATTTGAAAAATCACCAAATCGATTTTCACACACTTCACGCCTTGCAAATGTCTAAACCTGTGCTAGATTACGAATTACTGGAGTTTGTGATTCCAAACTTCTCCCTCAACTTCCAAAAGACGAGGCAGAAGTTTTATACCTCAAAGAGGATGAAAGAATTTGGAAAGAAAGCCAAAGAAAAATTAGAAACAGTATTATGCTAAAATTAGGAACAAATGTAAAAGATAAATCAACCAATCAAGAGGGGATGTTGACCCTTATGCAAGTTGAGCAGAATGGGAATGTGTATTATTATTTTCAGCCGAGGGGAACCAGTCCAAAAACTGGAGAACCCTTGGAAGGTCGATGGATTGTTGATTCCTCGATTGAAGGTGGTGTGGAGGTGACGCCACCATATTTACCAATTGATATTCTTGGAACCCATGCTAAAGATAATGCAAGTGGATATGAAGGAGTCATTACTTCCCTACGACTCCATATTAATGGGTGCGTCCATGTGTCTCTACAATCCCAACAGATTTTAGAGGAAACAGGGACGGTTCCATTGAGTGTTGATTTTGATATTCGCAGATTATCTGGAGAAAAAATTGATAAAATGACCGAGGAGGAATTGGAGGAGAGTAAACAAAAAAGACCGAGTCCAGTTGGAGTTGGAGCATACAAGCCAAGATTTTGATTTTTGAATAACCCAGACTAAATATAATTCTCCGTAGCGAGCAATAAAAAGAAACAACAAAAAATAAAAAATAGAAATAAACAAATATATGGCAAAAAATAAATTCAATGTGTCGATGTTCGAGAAGATCAAAGAAACATTAAAAAAGACAGAAGGTGGCGGTTCATTCGCCAATATCATGAAGTTCCCAGAAGGACACACTTACACGATTCGTTTGATTCCAAACGTTGATAATGTAGATGACACCTTCTTTCATCACTTCATAAACAGTTGGACCAGTCGTTCGACTGGAAAGTATGTGTCGGCAATCTCTCTCCAATCATTTGGAGAACAAGATCCAATCACAGATCAATACTGGAGAGAATATCAGGCATGGAAGAAGGAAAATCCTAATCCTCCTGTTGGTCCAGATGGTAAGAAGATTAAGTTTGAGAATCCAATCTCAAATAAGGAGCAATGGTTGGTCAATGCCCTTTGGGTAGATAATCCAGCCAATCCAGAACTGAATGGAACAGTTCAAATCCTTCGTATGGGTTATCAGATTAAAAGTCTGGTTGACGATGCGATGACGGGTGATCGTGCCGAGGAATTCGGTCCTGCTATCTTTGATTTATCGAAGGATGGTGCGGATCTAAAGATCAAGGCAGAAAAACAAGGTGAGTATACCACATTCAAGAGTTCATTCTTCACCAGTAAATCAAAACTCGATCTTTCTGATGAAGAAATTGAGAAGGTTTACGAACAGGTTCATGATCTTAAAGCGGTATACACCGTGAAGACCAAAGAAGAACTTGAGAAGATGCTTGAAGATCACTTCTTCTGCGAATCTTCTGAGAAGAAGAATGAGCCGAAGAAGCAGTTGTCTACTCACAAAGCAACGACAGTTGTGGATGATGATCCTGACGATGACATTCCGATGGATTTTGACACTCCAAAGGAAGAACCGAAGAAAACTAAAGCGAAGAAAGCCGAGTCCACACCTGTTGAGGATGATGTTGATGAGCTATTAGCTGGACTTGATCTAGAAGACTAATATGAATGATCCATATGAACCATTAAATCCGGAAGATATTGGTCTTTTGGTTGGGTTGGCTGGACCCGTCTATGCTGAATCTAAATTAATAGATTCCATGACGGGCATCAAACCAACAACTGGTGGTGGATATGCGATTGATGGAGCGGAAACTATCAAGAGGGGGTTGGAGAACATTGTTCAAACAGCAGTGAGGACTCCAACCCCTCCTTCTTTTCAACCTCCACCGCAATATTTCGAACCACCCCAAGTTCCACAAATTCCAATTCCAACCCATTACTATCAACCCACCCCAATCGAGTATGGGTATGGGCAGCCTAAAGAAGATCCACAATTGGAATTTGATTTTA